CCTGATCCCCGTTGCAGGAATAGTACCCTTCGTTTTGGTGATAGAGGATCGTCACGGTAGATATTGTGATGGAGTAGTTGAGATTTTTTAACGTGTTTGAATTGCCGTTCGGTAGGGGCTGCTGGCGGTGCCATGTAGGTCGCCCGATCCTCGCCCTGGACCGGAGCTCACTATGCTTTAACTGCCTCTCGGATTGGTTCGTAGGCGACGAGGATAGGGCCGCCACGTTCCTAGAGCGGAACCTGAACCATGCCCTAAATGCAGAGCTCCTCGCGGCGCGAAAAGATACTTTTGACAGGGTGGTGGCGGGATGGAAAGCGAGGCTATAAAACTACACCTTGAGGAAACCGAGGGAATCTGGCCGGACCTGGCTTTTTGTAAGGTCGTTAAGGCACCCGATGATGTGAACTTCCGGCCGGTACTCCCGAAACTCCTTTACTACCTAGAACCCGATTCCCTAGAGATCGCCAAGACCCAGACTAAGCCGGGCGAGAAAGATGGGGGAGTCTACGTTAATCTCCGGATTGACCTACCGGATGGGAGCATTGCTCTGGTCGTGATGCCCCAGCAGGTGTTTTGCGAGGCAGTTCTTCCGCTCGTAGATTTGATATAATCCCAGGGTCTACCGGGTTCCCCATGCCCCTATCCCCGCCGGGAGTCATCGTCCGGCGGGGATGTTCGCCCGCATCGCTGCGAGGATCAGCATCAGTTGCTTTGCGGTTTTTTTCGTCGTGGTAGTAATCGTTACGGACTTTGCGCTCTGGTTGGTGCCACTGTGACCACCCAAGCCGACTGCAAAAAGGTGGCGAACCGGCTATTCAAGATGGCTGCCCAAAAAGGGTTTGTGGAAGGTGGCTTTGAACGGCCTCGGGTAACCGAGAAGGATGTGGAGAAGGCGGTTAAAGACACTGACATTACGATCCACTTGCTCCTAGTTGGGTTCTTGCCCTACATAAGATTGGTGCGTTCCAACGCTGGGGGATTCGCCATATTTCGAAGACCCGCTCCCGAAGAGGCAAATAATGGTCAAGAAACTAACCGCAAAAGACAAGGAAGTTATTGCTCAAACCTGCCGAGAGGCGGCGACCATCATTTGGTCACCTGAGACTGTCCATCCCGCTTCCTACGTTCTGGATGTGACAACTCGACTCAGGACAATCGCTGAGAACTTGACTCCAGGCCCCAAGGAGGGGCTGGTGAAGAAAAAGGGATAGCTATATCGCGGGGATCAACCATCGAAAAATGAAGAGGCGCTCGACCTGATCAACGCGATCCTGAGGGCGAAGCAGAAATCCAAAAACATGAGGGACCGGCGGCGAGGCCGGTTGGGGCAGTTCAGCGATGGCAGACCAGGTACAAGAAACAGCCTCAGATAAAGAGACCAACTTCATCGATGACGCGATTATCGAAGAGACCCGCATCGCTGTGGTATACTCCCGGAGTCGCAACCCGCGACTTACCATCAAAACAGGGACCTCGGCGCAGCCTCTACCGGCAAGGCCATAGTCCCAGCCCCTTGTGAGGCTGGTATATGGCCGGAGCCGAACACAAATCCTTCCAAGTCTCCCTCAAAGACGATGATGATACCGGCCAGATAATGGCCCAATTTGCCGTCTTTAACGAGGAAGATTCTGATGGTGATGTAACCCTCCCCGGCGCTTTCGGCAAACAGGATGTCCTAATGTCTCCCTGGGGCCATGCTGCCTGGATGGGCGGCGGCTCTAACCTTCCGGTCGGCAAAGGGTCTATCTCCGAAAAGGGCGATAAGGCCATTTTCGAGGGGCAGATATTCCTGGATACTGAGTCCGGCCGCGATCATCACACTGTCCTTAAACAGACCCAGGGACAGCAGGAATGGAGCTATGGATTCCAGGTTCTAGAGGCGTCTTTTGGGGAGCATGACGGCCATGAGGTCCGATTCTTAAAAAAGCTCAAAGTTATGGAAGTCTCCCCCGTAATGAAAGGAGCCGGTAGCGACACCCGGACGCTCGCCGTCAAGGGTAGTCGTAAGCTCTCAGAACACGGCGAGGAGCTCCTCAAAGAATTGGGTGATTACTCCCTCCGCCTTACGTCTCTAAAGGCTTTAAGGGCGCAGGATGGGAGGCCCCTATCCGAGGCGAACCTCACTACCCTCCAGGAGGTCAGGACCTCGCTGCGTGGGTTAGACGAGGGGTTGGCCTTGATCCTAGCGGAGGAACCCAAATCAGCGCAGCCGCCGGACGGCATGGCAGATGAGGCATATCTCCTATACCTAGCCCAACAACACCGGATGAATGTCGGAGGTATTTATGCCTAGCCAAGCAGTAATCGAAGCCAATGAAGCTCTCGCGGCCAAGCAAGACGAGATTGACAAAATTTGGGATGAGGCTGGCGGTGACCGGACCTCCCACGAGTGGAGACCCGACCTCAATAAAATCAAATCCTTGGAGGGTGACAACGCCTCCAAGCTGGCGAAGATCAACGCCCTGGGAGACGAGGCCTCGGCCCTCTACGATGTTGCCCAGAACCAGATTGCTTTGGACAAAACCCTCATAGTAGGGCAGCAGGTCAGGGACTATTTCGAGAAACCCAGCCAGCAGAAGGGGATAGAACATCCTCACGGTGGGGGGATTGACGCGGCCAACTATAAGTCCTTGGGGCAGCAGCTAATTGAGTCCAAGGCTATGACGGAATTCCAGGTATCCGCTGGACAAGGGCCGGTTGCTACCCTTGATATAGAGCCGAAATTCTTCCTCAAGGCCGACTTCATAACTACCGCCGGTTTCCCTCCGGAGACCACGCGGACCGGAGCCCTAATCTTAGACGCCCAGCGGCCGATCCAGGTAATCGACCTTTTCCCTGCGACGACCACGGTACAGACCTCAGTCGTATTTATGGAGGAAACCACTTTCACCAATCCGGCCGCCGAAGTAGCGGAGATTGCTACCTTCCCCGAAGCTACCCTGATCCTGACTGAGCAGACTAGCCCAGTCCGGAAAATCGCGGTATTCTTGCCTGCCTCCGACGAGCAAATGGAGGACGTTCCCCGCGTTCAAGACTATGTAAATAACCGGCTCCAGTTCATGCTCATGCAACGGCTGGACTCCCAGACCCTAGTGGGAGACGGTATTGCACCTAACCTGGAGGGCATCCTAAACGTCACCGGTATCCTAACCCAGGCGAAAGGTGGCGATCCTACTCCGGACGCGATCTACAAAGCTGGCCGGCGGGTTAGGGTTACCGGACGGGCTATGCCCAACGCGGTAATCCTTCACCCCAACGACTGGGAAGCTATCCGGCTCTTGCGGACGGCGGACGGTATTTATATCTGGGGTTCTCCTCAAGATGCGGGAGTAGCTCGTATCTGGGGCTGGCCGGTAGTAGAGGCGGACGCGATCATGGAAAATACCGGCCTGATCGGTGACTTCCGGAATTTCTCCGAGCTCGCAACCAGGAGGGGGATCGACCTCCAGATCACGAATAGCCATGGAACCGATTTTATTAACGGCCGCCTCGCTATCCGGTTGGATATGCGGGTTGCCTTGGTGGTTTACCGTCCTGCGGCTTTCTGCACGATCACCGGAATTTAAATCGCTGGCTAGTCTCGGCTAGCTAGCGCCTTCCTCTTGGGGCTCTGGCCCCAGGGGGATAGAGGAGAAAGTATGGTAAGCCAATTGCAACAATCCGGGATCATCGAAGGTGGGGAGATCCAGCCATTTGGTGGGACCGCCCAGTTCCGGTTGGTGACCTTGAGCACCGCGCAAATTCTCGCTCTATTCGCTACTCCAATCTCAGTAATCCCGGCCCCTGGCGCCGGAAAGCTGAACGTAGTTGAGCGCATGGTAGCGATGCTGGACTTTAACGCGGCTGCCTACGCCGGTATTGCGGCCGGTGAGGACCTGGTCCTCAAGTACACCAACGCAGCTGGTGACACTATAGGGACGGTCGAGACTACCGGATTCCTAGACGCGGCGGCTGATGCCTGGGGAGTAATGTCCCACGCGGTTGACGTTGCTCCCTTGGTGAATGCGGCCATCGTCGCCCATATTCTAGTAGCGGAAGTCATTACCGGAGACTCTCCGGTCCACTTAGCGATTTGGTATCGCACTCTCCTGGCTGAGTGGCCTAATTAATGACTAGCGGAGGGCTCCAAATATCTACGCTGCGCTCGCGGCGGGAGGCAAATATGGCGGTCTATATAGCAGACCGAAGGTTATGGCTAGACGCCGAGGGGAACGTAGTAGAGGACGGCGATCCCAAGGCCCACTCGCTCCTCGCGTCTGGACCTGGTAAGAAAATACCAGCAGCTAAAGCGCGAGCCCTGGGGCTTATGGTAGATGAGCCGATGCCTCCGGAGGATGCGGTACAGGACAATCTAACCGTAGATGAGCCGGTGGAGGCTCCACCGGATGCCCTAGCCGAGCAGGAATCCGAGCCGGTGCTACACGAAGCTAACCCAGAACCCCCCTCACGACGCAGGAGGTAGTCATAGATGGCTAACAATAGATTAACCCCGGAGGCCGTTGTCAGGACCGGCCTTGCGGCCACCTACCTGATAGCGGGTGCCGGACAAGGGCAGCTAAATGTTGCTGATACCTACCAGGTCAATAACGATGGGCATACTATCCTCCATTGGAAAAAGTCGGGGGCTGGCGCCTGTATCGTCACCCTCACCACTCCTGGGACTGTAGATAGCCTAGCTATAACAGACAGGCTCGTGACCGTTCCTGCTACAACCGGGGACATTTTCATGGGTCCTTTCCCCCCGTCCATTTATAACAATAATATCCACGATTTTGAGTTCACGATCGATGAGGTTACCGGCCTGACTTTGGCCGTGTTGAGGATAGCCCCCTAATGCCGATCGCTGGCCCTCTGCTGGTAGACAATAATGACTCTATCGTCGCAGACGTTGACGCGGCGGTAGCAGCCTCAGTTGGCCTCCGGCTCATAGGCTGGAATGCGCTTGCCACTGTGACGGGTAGCTTCCGCATCAAGAACGCGGCCACCGGCGCTGCTGGGACCCGTCTCGCCAGCGGTGGGGCTGTGGCCGGCGAGAGTATCGGGGAGTGGTATGGTCCTAAGGGGCTACCCTCTCCTGATGGGCTATCAATCGACTGGATCCTAGGGACCTGGGATATTGACCTTTATTTCCTAGACGAGGAGGCGTAATGGCTAGCTTCGCATACAACAAACTCAAGACCCGTCTCCTCAAGGCAGACGAAGATTTCGATACCGGAGACTACAGGATTATCCTCGTCTCCGCTATAACTACCGCTGATACTGAGGACGATACTGAGTTCGTATCGGGGTTTACTACATTGGATGAGGTCACCGCTACCGGCTATGCTCGGCATACGCTGATCGGTGAGGCCGTCAATGAGGACCTCCCGAATAACCGAGCGGAGTTCGACGCCGACGACGCGGCCTTCGGTGCCCTGGGGAATGGGGCCAATGATACTATCGACGGGGCGGTCCTTTTCCGGTTCGTAACCAACGATGCCGACAGTCCGGTAATCGCCCACATCGACACCGGAGGATTTCCTAAAACTACAAATGGCGGTACCTTCACGATTCAGTGGAACGCCGAAGGTATTTTGCAAACTACTTAGGAGGGGATCCTTATGTTAAACCAGATTAGGAAAATCCTATCCCTTGGGCTGGTTGTCCTGGCGATCGTTGGGCTGATGGCTTTTGTCAATGCAGTCCCACCGGTATCGAACGTTAGCATCATCGGGGGCGGGACTGACGATGGTGAACGGCTAAATAGTTCGGGCAGTTCCTACGTCCCGATGCTAACGGCTGGAGCTGACTTTGCCTCTGAGGGAGCAGAGCAGCAAGTGATGCCCGTAGCGGGTGAAGTATCGAACTTATATATTCGGCTCCATATTGCACCGGGGGCGGGGAACAAATTTATATTCGTCGTGAGGAAGAATGGGTCTGACGGAGGCCTTACCTGTGAAGTAGCCGGTGCTGTAGATAAGACGTGCTCCGACCTTACTAACACGGTAACTTTTGTAGTGGGTGATCTCATAAATATCGAGGCTGAGGCGGTCAGTGTTCCTAACCGCCCTGACATGCGCTGGACGGCGATGTTTGTGGCTGATCCTTAACGGCCGGAGGGAATAATGGCGACCTGCCCGATTACTAACGAGACTACTATCACCCGCAACTACATGAGGGTGACGGCTCCGGAAGCTGAGTTTAATGAGTTCATCAGCTTCTCGGTAACGACGCACCAAGCTCTTGACTGGATCTTGGATAACGCTCCAAAAGACGTCCAGATGCGGCTAGTCTGGAATCCCTACCAAGACCTCAGTCCGGATATCGGGTGTATCTGTGGCTGGATGGGAGATCACCCTCGGCGGGAGGAGCTCCGTGCGGTCCCCTACGGACCGGGACTGGGGCAACCGGCCTTAAAAACGGGAGCGGAAACCTGCCCTCGCTGTGGGAGGAATGTAGGAGATGCTCTGGTTGTGCGGGTTATTCCGGCAGGGAGCACCGCTGAGTTCATCCTGGAAAGAATGGTCGATATGAGGTTTTCCGAAGGATAACAATTTGGGGATTCACACTCCTAGTGAGAAGCCGAGCGGCGCGGTCTACGGGCCGCGTCGTTCGTATGTCTAGGATACGATGGAGCATGACCCCCGATTGGATAGAATATAGTGATGACAAGTTTTGATTCTCGATTGGGTTTGAGTGGGGATGGCAATTTCCGTAACAAAATTAAAGTCGCGGTCCTGAAAGTCGCCACCGATATTGTCGGAGAGATACCCGCCGCTGGCCCCAAGATCCCAAAGGACGATAAACGTCACGCTTTGGGAGTTTTGATACTGACCCCAGGTGCCATTACTTCCTATACTCTTTTATTTGCCGAGGCATGTGCGGCGCTCGGCACCCTCACTATAGCTAGCACCGATGCAGATGTGGAATTCACTGTTACCTCTATTTGGGATGATTTAGCCGGTGTAACCGGAGCTGAAGCGTAATGGCGACTATAACCCCAAATAAAACAGACAGCGTATCTGTTCTTACTCACCAACTCGCTACCCATCCGGTGACCATCGTCGGCTCGACGCAAGATGTGAGCACTAAACGGGCCGTGCTGATCTTCATGTATCACGGTTATATAGAAGCGACGGCTGACACTAATCCTGGTAAATTCAAAATACAAGTCAGACCCGATGCCGGCTCGGGCTCAGTTTTAGAGCATTGGATAACTATAGCTGAATATCTAGTTAAAGGAACAACCCCATCCGATGAAGCCTTAACGGCCACCGAACCCAGCGGTGAGACGGTACTGGCGATCGCATCAACTACTGGCTTAGCAGCGGAAGACCAGGTTTATATTCTCGACGCTGGAACGCTAGCTGATAGTGAATGGGGTGAGTTACAGGAAATTGTCACCGATACCTCCGCTACTCTCATGGACGGATTGACCACTGGGAAAGATTCCTCAGACAGCATATTCAACGATGCCAGCAGGTTTGTCTGTGCTTTGAATCTTGAATTTGTGAAAGCCTACCGAGTAGTTTGGTCCCACGAAGGTGTAACCGGAGCCAATGGTCACGTTAAAGCCCTTGCAGTTACCTACGACTCGGACAACAACGCATGACCTCTTTACTTGACTATCGGGCTGATAAGCCCGTGGATATGATCCAACCAGTTAATAAGCTGCACCCACTCAACCGTGGGCTTGTATCTTGGTGGTTGGCGCTACCTGGGACTATGGGCGGTGCTCGGTTAATGGATATTGTCAACCCAGGACCAAATGGGAACCACGGCACATTGACCAACATGAACCCACAGACCGATTGGGTAGGAAGCAACAGATTAGGTTCATGGGGTGCATTAGACTTCGATGGGAGTAACGACTACGTCAATGTGCCTCACCGCGCAGACTTGAACATTCGAACTGACATAACCCTTGCAGCGTGGGTCAATATTAATACTCTTGGTGCCTTTGACACGTTCCTTAATAAAGGGGACCTCGGCGGGGCGGGTAACGTAACGTATGGGTTTCAAAAGAAAAACACGGATGTGTTCACGTTTTTCCACACAATTGGGGATACCGGACAGTTTACTAATTCTATTACTACGTTAGACGCCGATACTTGGTATCATCTCGTGGCTACGGTGGACGCGGCTGATGAGTGCAGATTGTACCTTGACGGCGTAGAAGACGTGAATGGGAATGTTGGTTCTAGACCAAGCAACACAACTATACTCACGGTTGGAGCCAGGGATTTAGGTGCTACGCAAAATTGGCCCGGCCTCATTGATGACGTTCGGATTAACAACCGTGCGCTGTCAGCGAATGAAGTAGCTTGGCTTTACCAGCTCAGCCAGCAAGGATACCCCGGGCTGCTTAATCGAATAGGGCCATTTTGGTTGGTGGGCGGTGCCGCTGTTGCTCAGACCGTCACCCCTTCCCCTATTGCTGTAATATTGGTGATGACGGTGCCGACAGTGATTTATACAATGCCGGAGCCTCCGCTAGTCTCCCCTGGAGCTCCGACCCTACATTCGCCGGCCGAGCCGAGGTTGAAATGCTAGCCAGGTTAAAAGAGAGATTCGAGACTGATATCAGCGACGCAGAGATCCAAAGAGTTCTGGATAACTGCAACGAGGATGTACTAAACCAGTGGGGAGCCCACTCGGATGCTGGAACTCCTCTAACTATCCTGTTGGTAGGGGGAGCCAACGCGATCTTCCTTAACCGGCCGATCCAGGTGATTACCTCGGTCACCGAGACTGTGTCGGGGACCGGAGGCTTCGGAGAGACGACCACGGTCTTAGCCGCGGACGACTTTCGCATCTGGTTTGACGGACGAGCTCTGACCCGACTAGCGGATGGGACCAATCCCCGCGCCGTCTGGGGAAGCCGTGTTGAAGTAGTCTACGTTCCCCAGGACGATAACAACCAACGCCAGGAAGTAATCCTCAAAGTAGCAGTCCTCGACCTCCAATTCACTGGGGTCAGGCAGGAGCGGATCGGCGATTACTCCGCTACCTATTACGATCACCAGAAAGAACGCCAGGAGCTAATAAACTCCCTCCGGCCAAAGGGGAAAATGGGGGTCGCATGACGAGAATACTAGCAGTTGTCCTATTATTGTCTTTCGGCTTCAAGAGACCAGAGGGTCAATGCCAGCCTAGTCTGAGACGGTGGAAACGCAGATGACCGCAAGGTCCAGGATGACTATGCGCTGCACCGTCCAGAGGGATTTCAATACCATTGTTGATCCCTACGGCGGCCCGGCCGGTCCCCAGTTCGGCCCCCACATCGCCTCACTGCCCTGCTACGCCTGGGCGACCAGGGAGCGTGAGGTTGTAGACGGAGAGAAAACCGCCGTGATTGCGGACTGGCGAGCGATCGTCCCGAAGGGAACGGACATCAATGAGGACGATAAACTGACCGAAATCCAGGACCGTCTTGGGGTGAGCATCGCCTCCGCAGACTTCCGAATCGAGTCGGTAATCCGGCGCCAGGGGCACCTAGAGCTCCTGCTGGAAGAGGTAAGGACATCGTAGCGCATGCACACGGCCTGGACCCGCAAGACTTGCTGGACTTCCAACAGTTCTGCCAAGAAATGCGGGTTCCCCCTACTGAATATATGTACCGTCTTTGGTTCAACCTGCCAGATGACAAGAGAGTAAACTATGGCGATCCCAGGCTTCCGGCTGGACTGGAAACAGGCGGCTATCCTCAAGCGGGAGAGGAACGCCTCGCGGCTGGCGATTGATGACACCCTGATCCTCTGCGTCCCAATCGCTAAGAGGGAAACGCCTGTGGTCACTGGGACCGCCCAGGGATCGATCATGTTTGAGCCGGCGACAATCCATGGCGAAAGGGTTATCGGCCGCTGGGGTTCCTTCGATGTTGACTACTTTATTTGGCTAGAGATCGGAGCTCGCGGCCGCCCTGGGCATTTCATGCTTCGGATGGCTGCGGATCAGGAGTATCCTAAGCTGCCCGAACGCATAAAAGAGAGGTTCAGATTGGCGGCATGACGATAGCTATGGAGGACATAAAAGGCCGGCTCCTGCTAGAGCTCTACACCCATTGGTGTCAGGGACGTTTCGGAGGCTACCAGCAACCTACCCCTACTGTGATGCGGGGCTTCGAGAATTACCTGGAAACTACGATCCTATCCGAGGGACCTACTACTGACCCGGTACATGAGGCTTGGACCCAATACCAGGTACCGGAGGCACTGCCCCCCCAGCCGCCGGATCCGGAAACACTCCCGTTTGAGCCGCAAGAACCTGACCTCCCGGTGGGAGTTACTAGACGGCGGCCGGGAGCCGCGAGTAATTCATAATGCCAATTCCCGACCCCCTGGCGGCTGTCGTTTCTTACCTCCTGGCTGATACCGAAGTCCAGGCCCAGGTAGGATTAAAGGTATTCGGGGCAGAGCTCCCCCCGTTAAACACCCTCGGCTTTACCATGCCAGTTAAATGTATGGTTGTCGCCTACGCCGGTGGGACCGCGATCGGCCCTGGCGCTCGCTCCAAGGTCCCTCTTGGACTCTACCGGATGGACGTTAAGGCTTATGGCGGCACCCCTTTCGAGGCATCGGCCGTTTACCTAGCGGCGATGGACCGGCTTGTCAGGACCCTTGAACGATCGGTGGAACGAGGCACTACCCTACTCCATAATGCCGTTGTAGCTGGCGGACCTATCGGTCTCAGGGACGGCGATCTGGACTGGCCGATGGTCTTGTCTACTTATGAGATAATGATCTCGGAGGTCGCCGTTACGTAGCCGATTCAGGAATCCGTGGCGAATGACCTCCCAACGGCGCGGGTTAGTCGGAACTGCCAGGGGCCCATAACCCCAGGCCACCGGGTTCGACTCCCGGACCCGCTACCAAAAAAGAATATAGGCGCAGCCCCCAGAAGGGAGCACGGCCGTAATTACTCCGACAGGAGGTAATCCTCATGGCCGCTACAGCCCCTTTCGAGATCGTCGTAGCCCCTTTCCAAATCTACACGGCCCCTATTAACGAGGTTCGGCCCGACCTCGCGGATGCTCCGGCGGGTAACTGGTTACTCCTCGGAACGAATGGGTCCAAAAACTACTCTGAGGATGGTGTTTCCCTCACCCATGAGCAGGAGACAGAGCGCATTTATACCCTAGGGAATACCGGACCGGTAAAGGCTGTCCGGACCAGGGAAGGGCTAATGGTGGCCTTCACGATGCTGGACCTGGACACCGATCATTTCGCTAAAATCTTGAATGACATTACCGTTACTACCATAGCGGCCGCCTCCGGCACCGCTGGGATCAAGAGGTTTAGCAACCTCTTGGGAACGATGGTTAACGAAGTCGCCCTCCTGGTTCGCGGTGATGTCTCCCCTCATGGCGCTAACTTTAAGACTCAATGGTGGGTCCCGAAGGCTTACCAGGAGTCCAGCCCCAACCCCGTTTTCCATAAAGGCGACCCTGTTGGGCTGGCTGTAAACTATATCGCCCTTGAAGATGCCACCAATGGCTTTGGGTTTTTTGAAGCCCAGAACGCAGCCGCCCTCGCGTAAGGCGAATAATGGACCCACAATTGACCGCTGCCCGTCTGCGATTAGACGAGGAGAGACGGCGGCTCAAGAAAAATATCAAGCGTGATCGGAAGCAGTTGGCGGTAACGTCCGCTGCTCTCGACGCGCTTGACGACTCTACTGCTAGGCACAGCCAGGAGGCAAAGCCATGACACCTGAACCCTTACTTGACCTTTCCACCTTAGCGCCTACTCGCCCTGCTATTCGTATTGACGGAGTAGAATATGAACTCTCTGTTATTGCGGATTTCGGCGCAGTCGGATTGTACCGGCTCGAATCGCTTGCTTTGGCTGCCGAGAAAATAAACACGACTAAGCGGAAAGATTACACCGAGCAAACCGCCATTGATTTAAGTGTTAATCTTTCCTCCCAGGTCAAACTGATCGTCCTCGAATTACCTGATGACGTGCTAGACAAGCTGAGCGACAGCCAAAAAGGGGCAATTCTGACGGTTTTTTCGCAAGCGGTGAGTCCGGACGAGGAGCCCCCCCCGCCAGTCCGCCGCCGGAACCAACAGACTGGGGAGAAATCATCCCCCGCCTCCAGCGATTTTACGGCGGCAGCCCCAGCGGTTGGTTCAACCTAAACCTTCCCGTCGTAGATGCCTTCGCAAAGATGCTGCCGGTACTGCAAGGTGAAGAAGCTATGCGCTGGGCTACGGCAATTGCGGTCGGCACGGGTAGTCTTAAGAAAGAAGAGTCCCAACGTATCATGCGGGAATGGCGCCAGGGGAGTCACCCGCAACGTGCTCAACAGCCGAAGACGATGAATGAACACATGGCGATGGTTGCATCCTTCGGTATCACCACCGTAATGATTACAGATTCCGGTGAGAAGGCACCAGTAACTTCAGGGCCAGAATCGCCGGATATGCCAACTGCAAATCCTGAGGATATCAACATTACATCTTCCGGCTTTCCGGCATCCGGGTAGGAGATTCTTCAATAGATGAGCACATCCCTCGGCTCCGCAGTCCTTGAGCTTTCAACCGACGACAAAGGTCTAAGTCGGGGGCTCAAAAAAGCCGAAGGCCGGATGGCTGGGTTTGCCCAGTCTGCCAAGAAAGTTGGAACTGTCTTGACTGGTATTGGGGCTGCTGGTGCCTTACTTATCGGTAAGACCGTATCGTCATTTTCTGGCTTTGAACTGGCTTTAACTAAGGCCGGGGCGGTAGCCGGAGCTACTTCAGAGCAAATGGGGACCATGAGTGACGTTGCCCGAGAATTGGGGCGCACCACCGCTTTCTCTGCTAAGCAAGCCGCCGAAGCCCTCACTTTCCTATCTATGGCCGGGTTCTCAGTAAAGGATAGTACCGCCGCCTTACCTGGGGTTCTACAACTAGCTGCCGCCGCTAATCTGGACCTTGGGCAGTCGGCAGATATAGCCTCTAACGTATTGGCCGGCTTTGGGCTTGAGGTAGAGGACCTTGGCCGGGTCAATGACGTAATGACCAAGGCTTTCACGTCGGCCAACACTGATCTAACACAACTAGCCCAAGCCCTGAAATTCGCTGGGCCGGTAGCTGCGGCGGCGGGCATAGGGTTTGAAGAGACGACCGCGGCTTTGGCCCTAATGGGTAACGCGGGGATTCAGGCTTCGATGGCTGGAACCGGATTGCGGGGGGCAATGACCCGGTTGCTAAATCCTACGGGTGCGATAGCCAAAACCATCAATCGGTTGGGGGTTGAGCTAACGGACACCGAGGGCAATCTACTACCTTTGGTTGACATTGTACGGGAGTTTGAGCGGGTGGGACTCAGCGCCGGGGACGCTATGGTGATCTTCGGGCAGCGGGCTGGTCCGGCCATGCTAGCGCTATTATCACAAGGTAGCGGAGCCTTGGAAAAACTGACTACCGATCTGGAAAACTCAGGAGGTACCGCCAAGCGTATCGCAGACGCTCAAATGGCCACATTCCACGGCTCGATGCTGAAGCTAAAGAGTGCTGTTGAAGGGTTGCAGATTACTATGGGGAAAGCTCTAGCACCGACCATCAAGGCACTGGCGGGAATATTCACCGCTTTTACCAGCACTCTCGCCAATCTAAATCCCACGGTCGTTAAGATTGCGGCGGTATTGATTGGCTTGACCACGGCTATGGCGCTAATAGCTGGCCCCCTACTGTTGCTAATTGGATTCTTACCGGCGATGGCGAGCGGGCTCGCCATCGTCTCGGTCGCTTTCGGTGGGTTGACCCTAGCAATGGGGCCGGTCACCATCGCCATCTTGGCAATTGGGGCCGCAATCGCGGCGGGCATCTTAATCTGGAAAAACTGGGATAAGATCGTCAATGTTGTCAAGGCGACCTGGACCGTTATCTCCAAAAAAATAGAGGGTATCTTCAAGTCCAAATGGGCCTGGCTCCTCCCCGGCGGTCCGTTAATCAAGGCAATTATCGCAATTAAGAAGAATTGGAAATCCATTTGGGACTTTGTCAGTAGAGTCTTTAGTACAGTGTCGGATACAGTTTCCAGAGCATTTGCGTCAAAATGGGGATGGCTCTTGCCAGGAGGCCCACTGGTTAAAGCAATCCTGTGGATTAGAGATAACTGGACCAAAATATGGCAAGGCGTTGCCTCAGATTTCCAGAGAATCTCCGACGTAATGTCGAAAGCACTGCGCCCTCTGCGTTCAATCATGGGGGATGTGCGGCAAGAGATGATAAAGCTAGAAGCTGCCGCTGTGACTTATATAGCTACGGCCGATGACATACAGCAAGAAGTCGGAGACACAACCGCAATATTCAAGGACCAAATACCAATTATCAAACTTGACATTCAGGCATTGGAAGAGGCCGCAGCAGCTAACAAGGAACTCGCTGATGCGGAGCTCGAGGCGAGACTGGAAGCCATCGAGTTTATGAATGAGGTCACGCGTTTGAGCGAAGAGAATAGAAAAGGTAGGGTTGCAGCACAAGAGTTCGCAGATGGGCTACAACGGATGGCGAACATCGTGGGGATTGGAGCCCAGGTAATGCAACTCTACCGGGATAAAGTGATCGGGGCTGAACTCGCCCAAAGGTTGCTTCAAGATGCGATTGATAAAACTACTGAGGAAGCAAGACGTCAAGCTGATGCGTTTCAACGTGGCCTCACGGCGATAGAGGCGAACCGTGAGGCCTGGGAGCGGTGGGAGTTTCAGAATAGCTCCATCAACCGGGCCCTGCAGGAGAGTGGGGCTAGCTGGCAGGATATGCTCAACGCAATCGCGAGGAGTACCGGGCGCAACATCGGATCGATCAAGGAGGAGTTAATCGAGGCCGGTGTCCGTATAAATGATATCCAAGCCTTAATCAAAAGATTCGGTGGTACGTGGGTCGAACAATTTACCAGGATGGGAATGGAGACTGAGAAGGCGAGACAGGATCGATTGGAAAGTGCGCGGCAGGGACTGGCTAATCCAGCAATAGCCCTGGCCCATGGTGCTATCGTGACTTCTCCTACTCTAGCAATGATTGGTGAAAGGGGGCCGGAGGCAATCATACCGCTGGATAGACTGGGCTCTACGGGAGTGACTAACCAGTACTTTATAGAGAACCTCTTTGGCGTTGACGATCTGGAAGATTTCGTTACCCAGGCGAACTTAAATCAGGACCGGCGGGGCGGAATTCCCCAGTTCCAGGTGGGCTAGATGCCAGAAATTGACTGGGTCCTCCTCGTAGACTGGGACGGTGACCGCCTATTCGCTAACGCCAATAGCGATATCAGTACGGACATTATCAGCATTCCCAGCTACACCTTCGGGAAAAACTACGCTAGCCAGGTAAAGGGGCGCTCCGTTGCGGGGCGGCTCTCGGTAGTTCTCCGGAATGACCTTAATGTCTACTCCCGATTTAATGCCGGTAGCCCCATCGCGGGTTTAATCCTTCCCAACCGTCGTGTGCGCTTGCGCGGGTCCACCCTTGCGGGTCCGGTAACTACCCAGTGGGAAGGGAACCTGGATGATATCCAGCCCGACCCCAGGGACGGAGGAGCGAACCGAGCTCGCTTAACCGCTCTGGGCCCCCTGGCCGCTATTCAGGCTGAGAAAACTTATGTAGACCAGAGGGAAACGATCCTAACAGGGACCGCCGTGACCGCGATCCTGGACGCCGATGGATTCCCGGCCGCTGACCGGAGCATAGACGGCGGTCAGACCACGATGAAACGGTGGTTTGTCCCTGGTGACTTCGGCTCAAACGCTACCCAGAAAGTAGCAGAGACCGAATCCGGTCTAATGCGAGAGACCAAGACGGGCGATATTCAATACGAGGACCGGCACCACCGGATGAAGGCCGACCATCTAACCGTCCAGGCGACCTACAGCGATGCCCTCGGAGCCGCTATCGCGGTCAAGAAAGTCCCAGAGAGGGACCCGTTGAAAGAGGTCGCCAACATCATTACCGCTAAGGTAAAGAAGTGGACTACCAGCGCAGAGCAGACCCTCTGGACCCTACATGAAACCGGCGCCGATAGTCCGGCGCTGGGGGCGGGAGTTACTAGGGTCTATGTAGCTCACTACCCTAGCCCTGACGCGCCTCCGGAGAATAGCGCGGGTTCGGCAACGTGGATAATCCCGGTGATGGTCACAGATTTTACCGCCAATTCTAAGGCGGACGGGTCTGGGACTGACTTAACCGCCAGCATATCGATCGGGGCCCTGGTTAAAGGGACCGACCAGGTAGAAATTCCCGTCATTAACGGGGCGGCCGTTACCGCATTTATCACGGCCCTCAAGATTCGGGGTACCGTCCTAGTAGAGACAAACCCCGCTACCGTCCAATTCACTTCTAGCGCCTCTAAAGCTAAGTACCAGCCACGGCGCTATACCCTACCTGCTGAATTTATCCCGACCACAGACGAGGCAGATGACTACTGCCGGTACGTGGCCGCCCAGATCGACGAGCCGTTCCCGGTCCTCACGGCGGAGTTCGACGCCAACGAATCCCAGTCCGCGATCCAGGAAGTCCTAGACAGGGATGTCTCTGATAAGATTACCCTGAACCTAGTGGCCGCCAGCGGGCTGGGGATTAACGAACCGTTCTTTGTGGAGCGGATTCGGGTTCGGGTCACCGAAGGGGGCATAGTCAAATACCGGGCGGAGCTCTCGCCAGCTACGGTGACCGGACTAATCATCGTCCTGGATACGGGTCCGGGACTAGATACAGGCATCCTAGGATATTAGCGTCCAAAACACACTAGCTACTAATAATCCCAGCAGCTTGGCGGCGTCGAAACGTCCGCACAGGATTGGTAAAACAGGGGCAAAATAATTATGGTGCTAGATGAACAACCTGTCGGATTGGGCGACGGAATAATTGAATGGTGCGACTACGTTTCCCATTTCGAAGGCGGCATCCCAATGCCCCGCCAGGAGTATTTCGGCTACCTCCAGGACCACCACGTAAAATTAGTGGGTCGCCAGCTTCCCCTTTGGGCGGAGCCTTTCGACCAGTATCCGGATGTCGCCGTCTGGATAAGCTGCGGCCGATGGGTCTGGAAATGTCCTAGCTGCAATACCGGAATATGGGCCTGCTCCCACCGGCTCCTGACTATCTGTGTTAAATGCGGAGCCGGAGGCTGGAAGCGGCAGAAGTTCCCCCGGTCCAAACGCCGGATAGAGGACCTCTTGCTCAAGCGGGCTGGCTGGCGAGAGAACGCGCCGGATCGAACCTGGGAAATTGGGGAGACGCTAGCCCACCTGGAAGGGGAAAATATCATTTTGGGTGTCGGTTAGCTATGAGGATTCAAATAGGGAATCGCTCGGAGAGCGTCGTACAGGCGTTTACGGAAGCAGGGCTAGGTACTTATACCCGTAAGCCCGCCGCCGTCGTGCTCTCTAAGCTGGCGCGAGCCGCCGGGAGGGATCCTAGATGATAGGCGCAACCAGGGTTTGGGTCGTGGGAGAAATTCTCACCGCGGCGAACATGAATACTTTCCTCTCAACTCTCATCGAGGACCTCGCCGGCCGTAACGGGGCGATCCTGTTGGAGGGACCCTTGGAGGTAGTCGGCGGGGCGAGTGGTTACTTCCGAGCTCCGAGCTTGACCACCGTCCAGAGGGATGCGCTGACCCCGGTTGACGGGTTCCAGGTCTATAACTCGACGGATAACCAGATGCAGTTTCGAGAGAACGGGGCCTGGGTTGCTATCGGTTCCCACGCCGCGACCCACGCTGGAGGCGCGGCGGATGATATCGGCGGCCAGGCCATGATCTGGACCGTTGACCAGGTGTGGAATGACAATATCGGGATCGTGCTAGGGACTAACGACCCAGGGCGGACCCGCATTTTCCACGATGGGACCGATTTGTTCTTTGATAATTTTGTCGGAGCCTCGGCCAGCGCCGTGATGATGGCCCTCGCGGATGGGTTCCCATCACCGGATGGGACGGCGGTCCACATTTGGAGAGGGACGGCGGGAGTGGTGACGGCGGGAAGCGACGCGGCGCTGGTTATTGAGGACAACGGGGAGCTTGCCCTCCAATTTCTAGCCCCAAATGCTAACGCCTCTCTAATATTTTTCGGGTCCTTGGCTAGTAATGTGCGAGGAGTGTTCGGCTATCATGGCTCGGCAGATACTCCCGCCGATACCTTCACCTGGCGGACGGCTGGCAATGTTGAGCGTCTCCGCTACTCCTCTGGAGCCTTCGCCTTCCAGGAGAGCACGACGATCAGCACGACCGCCGGAGACATCATCCTGAACCCTGCTGGTGATCTAAATACCAACACACGGCTAGTATTTACTGCCGGTAAAACGGTCACTGCCGGTGCCTACGTCATTCAACGCGATACCTCACCGACCAATGACCTCATCATCAACGTCCCGACGGGCGCTCAAATTTCATTAAGAATAAATGATATAGACGAGCTATTAGTTGACCCTGATACTGTAGATATACAGGATAATAACCTGGTAACTACAGGAGAAGTTCAAGCAGCATTATACAAAACTGGATTGATAACGGTTTATAAGGCTTCAGGTGAAACTGTTGCCGGCACCACCTTGCAAGATGATGATGATTTAGTTTTTGCTGCTGGAACTAATGAAACTTGGTTAGGGCATATACTGTTAATTTATGCGGCAGCTGAGGCTGGCGATATTGCTTGTAGGTTAACAGGTCCAACTGGTTCAGTAATTACATTAGGTCAAATTGGAATGGATATAGGTAGTACATCTATCAATGGAGAAGGGCGATGGGAGGGGTTATCGGAACAGGCCGTCACCACTGGCATAGTTGTTAATGGTGGGGAAGATAGTAGCGATGTAACATTATTACTTCCTTTCTCTGCTAAACTTGGAGGAACGGCGGGGAATATTCAATTACAGTGGTCTAAAAATGGCGCTGGTGGTGGTTCGACCACCGTAAGACCAGGTTCCTATTTGTTTGCAATGCGTGTATCTTAATGGCTATGCTACCGGAGGGATAAATGCCTCAGACAGACATCGGAACCAAGGCATATTTTGATGGGAGTCGAGAGACCCGAGGCCCAATTGATGAGGGTACTGGTCAACCTGTAGGGGAAGAGGCGATGACTGATACCCAGCTAGATGACGTCTACGACTGGTTGGGGGATCATATCAGTAAGCCTGGTCGGGCGACCGCGGACGACCTAGCCAACTATTTTCACCAGCACCTTGGGGAGCAAGTGCTGTCCCATAAGAGGGGGCGTAACGTCCCGACCTGGGTATAGGAGCATCATGCAATTTCTCAAGGACGGCCCATTCCTCAATCTTCGTGGGAAGCCGGTTACCCTGGACGGCCACCTAGAAGTTACTATTGGGTTCGTCATCATGTTTGTGATGAAAGCCGAGAATCCAGGCTCCGGACTCAAGCTGACTAATAACGAGTTCAGAGAGTTCGATAAGGCGCTCCAGGTCCTGGAGGAAGGTGTTAACGACCAAGGATACTACGTGTTCGAGGATGGTTATTTCAATACCCTGAAAAAGGTCTGCTCCCACAACGGGCCCATAATGATAATGGAGGAGCTCCGTCGCGCCTCCCCGGTCCTAGAGGAGCTCCTCGGAAAAGTGACCGCCCGAATCCCTAGGGAAATGGAGGAATCAGCCAAGCCTAAAAAGGCAAAGGGCGGAGCCTCCAATGGCACTTAATGACTACGAGCAGGGGGTATTCCAGGGGGAAACTAACGCACGACTAAACAGTCACGATCAGGCGATAGAATCCCTCACCAGTACCGTGGGGGCCGTAGACGGCAAATGTGACGATATCAAACTAATCCTAGCAAAAAATAATGGGCTCCGGTCACTCGCTAAGACGGGGGGAGCCGGAGCCGGTGGGGTCGGGTTAATTTACGGGCTGATCGAAGCGATCAAGGCCCTCTCATAGCAGCCTTTCTCTTACGGGTCCCTTGCCCTGGCCGGTGGGCAAGCTCCTTGCGTATCATGTCCTGGACGAAAATCGCTGGCGTCTCCCCTCTTTTCTCCGCCCTCTGTTGGAGTTTCTCATACTGAACAAGCCTAAGCCGAACCGAGACCAGAACAGTGGTCCGGCCCGTTTTGGGGCGACCCCTTCCCTGCTGCGTCCTGGTAGTAACCTCTGGTAATTCCATCCTGCTACACCCTCCTGACGATTAAGTGGTTACCGGATATTCCTAGTAGTGGGTCCGTTCCCAATGCCTATGCTCCTCTACGCTCTGTGGATGTAAGTGTCTCGGATGGTCTACTCTAGCCTCCCGCTTTAACTTCGTGATGTGATCCGTTAAGTGCTTGAGCATATCCGGGTACGCGAGAAAGGTAACTTGGGGAAGGTTCTTAGAGGCTAAGGACGGCCGTTGCCCGGTCCAAAAATTCTTTATGCATCCTGGACACCATATCGCCGGCATTAGTTTCTCCCCGCTATTTCTGGATCTGGGTTCGGGAGTAAGTGCTCCAGCCTCCGGCAGCAGAAGCAGATCGAGTCCTGGATCTGCGCGGGAACCGGGATGTTGCAGTTACAGACCGGACACTCACAGGTGGTTAGGTATCCTTCTATAGCCATGCTAGAAACTCCTCGGGGAAAAAGGATCGCGGAGGTCCCTAAGCCTCTGGTCGTGCTCTAGGTCGATGGTATCCAGATCGCGGTGGGGAGATGCTACCTCGGCCGTCGTGAGGTCCGGCCTGCCCAGTAGCGTCCGGACTAGGTGCGCCAGGTGGGGGATATCCTCTTCGTGAATCCAGCCCCCTCCGAGCTTCTCCCCGATGTAATCATCGGTTAGGAACCCTTTAGGCTGGAATAGATGGGCTCGCCCGTTTCCGGTCACCACCAGCCACCCTTCGTCTACCCACCCTATATCTCCCACGCTCTGATTAGGGCCGACCCAAGGGACGGCGACGGCGGTATATTTTGCCCCGTTACCGGGCTCGTAGGTCCCGAATGAATGGGGGCCGACTACTTTAATTACTGGTATTGGCATTACTTCCTCACTTCGTACAGGTGCCAAACAAATGGCTCTTCCTGCCAGGTACCAATGTATTTGGCAGTTTCTGGGATAGTGTGCCCAGTCCCAAACACTTGAATGAACCGATTCTGAGCAGCACGTTCCGGCTCGACCTCAACCCAAACACATGGGCCAGAGCCAGGCTGTATTGCCACATGAAGATAGTTCGCACCCTCCGGGAGTGGCAGGGATTCTGACTCGTTTGAGACACTGATTGGGAACTTCCACACGGTTTTATCCACGGTTACTTCCTCCCTAGCTTTGACGTATGGGTTGATCCGACCTCCCGATCCAGGAGGTTCTTTTTGCGGGGCCGGTCCCAGTTGGGACTCCGGCATTTATGGTTAGCGCAGGTGGTCGGGAGGTCAGATTCTACCGACTTCCCGATCCAGGAATACCTGCACCGCTCACAGGTGTACAGGGGAACCATTACTGATCCGACTGCCATCTAGCGGCCTCCTGGGACTTCGTAGAATTGAGCATACTGGTGGCACTTCTGACAAGCCGTAGTGCTCGGCCGCTGGGGGCCCGACCAGGCCCAGCCTTTCGAGGGCTGGAATTTGCAGAGTGCTGCCGTTTGCCCTCCTGGGAAAAAGCTAGCCCACGGTACGAAATGGTAGACCCTACCGCCGTGGCCCATTACGTACAGGACTGATTCTGCCATCTAGTAATCCTCCGGCCGGAGTATAATAGTTTACTTGCCTCGTGGTAGGTCCCTAGTAGGGTCAGTGGTAAGAGCATCATCCAAAGGGACAGGCTCGACCATTAGGTACTCGCCAAACTTAGTGATCTGCTGCTTTAGCCAGGTGTCGATGATACCGTTTCGTTCATCCAAAATGAGAGCATCATCAACGGCGTGTATCTTCACCTTTTCAACATGCTCAAGTCCGGGATGCTGCCTAAGCAAGTAAGGGGCACACAAATCAGCTGCCTTCGGCAGCTGATGAGTCCAGAGCGAACTATCGGTCATGTAATTCAAAATGTCGTAAACGCCTTCCATGTGACGGGTCGAGACCAACTGACCCGTTGTGATGCTAAGGACGTCGCTGATGTGAAATTCTTTCCTAGTCATTTATTTCCCCTCCTGTTCCCCTCGGCCAGCATCTTCAGGACGGGGCGGCCAGCCCCCGCCGACCGCCCGAAGGCGGTTTCGCCGTTAATTATGAGTGCAGCCTTCGTTATTCAGGGCTCCCATGTCGACACATATTGGGCACCCGAGGTAATAACGAGCGTCCGCAACCGCTAGACTGGGCTCTGTGATACCAACTTCATTTAAGTAATTGGCTAGATCGCTGTCGTCGTAACATTCGTCAACGATTGAACAAGTATTCTTCCCTACTACCGAGTCATTCCGGATTGCTTCAATTCTTGCGTCCATGTTCGTCCTCCCTGCTAATTAAATCCTACACTGATAATATACACTGATGTATAGTAAATGTAAACACTTTTTGGTAGTATTTAACCCTACTTTACGAGGAGGTACCAAAATGGAGACTTTACCCGATATCCACGGAGCCACGGCGCTGGTCAAGGACACCAAGGAGCTCCTCCAGCAGGTGAGCGTAGACCTTTCGGAGGAGCGAAGCTGCTGGAGCATTAGCCTAACCTGTAGTGATCTTGGAGGGGAGAACTACCACGCTAACCACCAGCTCTATAAGCGGCTATTCCGAGCGAAGCAGGGGGATAAGCCGGTCAAGATCACCATCGAATTCCAGGAAGCGGAAATGAACCTGGAGCAACAGCAGATGTTCCCGCCGGATGAAGGGGAAGTCGAATTTTCTGAGCCCATGACCATCGATACCAGCCAGCCGGACGCGGCCGACGCCGATTGGAACCAGATCGGGGAATCGACTATAGAGGAAGAGGCGGAGGTCCCAGACGCAGATGGGGTAGTCGGCCGGACCTACAAGATCAACGGCGAGGAGCACGAATATGGAGCAGGGACTCCTAATGATGATGAGGAACAACCGCTAGCCGAAGCTCCGGAAGCCGTCCAGGAGCCGCCCACCGGCCGCCGTAGGCGTGGGGCAGCCGCCGAGTAATGCTAGCACGTACGATTCAGCTACCGCTGCCAGGGTCGCCAGCTTTCATAGGCCCGATGCCGGTGGTCCAGAACCGGCTCTCCCAACTAGACCTCAATGCGCTCTACGAGGAGCTCAAGCACCGGTATGACGGCTATCGGTGCGTGAAGTGTAAGCGCCAGCCCTGGACGTGCTGGGGCGGGAAGGATAACCCCACCCACGTTTTACGGTGCTCCTGCGGGGTCGGCGCCTGGGCCAACCTAGAATCTAGCCAGAATTGGATGAAGGAGAAAGTGGCAAGTTTGATCGAACGACAAGGCGGAGGCGGCGCACTCGCCGTCTACGATAATGAAACAGCCCTGGCACGGGTTCAGGAGGGGAAAACTGCTGGGCTATTCCCTCAGAACGTAACTACTGAACAACTGGGGATGCTGGCCAAAGCCGCAGTTGCCTATGGGCTGGACCCTCTATTTGGGGAGCTCATCATCTATCAAGGCAAGCCTTACATCACCATCGAAGGGCGGCGGAGGTTGGATGCCAACGCGGGGCACCATCCATCGATTCGATACCGGCCGCTCACTGATGACGAGGAGCGATACTATAAATCCGTAGATGCCCTAAACCCAAGGGATGTGGCCTTAGTCTGTATTGGCACCGACGAGCATGGAGCGACTATAGAGGCTATCGGCATCCTACTAGCGGAGGAACGGGAAATCCACGGGAACAACGCCTCGACTCCCCAGGTAAAACGGCCGATTGAAATGGTCCAAAAGCGGGGGGAAATGCGTTACCGCAAGCAGGCCTACGGTCCTCATCCCCTACCTGAGGGTATGGAGCGGATCATGGGAGACGACGACTCGGTTGTAGAGGGCAGTAGTCGGGTCCTGGACGCTACCCCGATTTCAGGGGCAAAGACGGCGCTCGCCGATAAGGCCGAGGAGCAGCAAAAGGGCGACGGCACACCGAAGGCACCCCGCCAGCAAACCAAGCGCACACCAAAGGCGGCCGATCCCGAAAAGGTCTGTCAGGAGCACGGAAAGGGGTGGGCGCTAGACGGGGATGGCATCCAGTTCCACCCCATTGAGGGAGGAGCTCGGTGCGAAAAGGGGGCTACCCCCCAGGAAAACGGGGTTGTACCCCCAGAGCAGACCCCAGAGGGGGCCGACCCCTCCGAGGAGGCCCCGACCACCTTCGCGCAGCTACAGTCTCGCCTGGACTCGGAGCAAGTCGCCTGGGACGGTTTCCAACTGCAGTACCTCGGCACATCCTGGAAGCTCTATACCGAGCAGGGCGGGACTGTGGCGAGTGCTTGGTCTATCTACCTGGAGAAAACGGCGGCAGTTGACCTACTAGAAAGCGAATTGGTAGATTAGGAGAGGAAATGATGACACAAAGTTTAGAATGGCTTCAAGAATTAGTTGCAGCTCAGGAGATTAGGCTCGTTGAAATGTCAGGGGAATTTGAAAATCAGATCCGGGCGCAAGATCAACGGATTGAGAACGTTGTCGCCAACATCCACCATCGTATCACTGAGTCGGAAAGGTCGATGACCACCTGGGTAGGGACCCAGCTAAAGGTAGCGAGGGACCTAATCCAGCTTGAGGAGGATAACCGGCGGGAGCTCGGCGGGGAATTTAGGCAGGAAATAACGGCGGTAAACGAGCGGGTCCGACTAATCGAGGACGGGCCGATCACCACGATAATGGATGTCCTGGGGGACCTACAATCAACCGTCGGCCGGATTCAAAAGGACCTCGTTAGCGTGGACGATACCCTCCAGCACACCGAACATTCCGAGGACCGGCGGAGAGCTAACGCTAAACAAAACGCGGCCGGAGAATGGCGAATAGACGCCACGGTCGAGCTCTACGGGGCAGAAGCCCATATTGTAGCCCAAGAGCTCGCCAAGGTGGTCGAGGAGTGTTGGCAGGCAATGGCGCGACCTACCGAGGGCTGGCCGGTTGAGCCGGAGCCGCCAGACCCTGACAACGAGCCCTCTACCGGATTCGGACAGACAGGCGATATCACAGAGAAGGCTTTCTGATGAAAACCCATCTAAAGGACACTAGTTCCCGGCTCCTCCCCCCCGTTACTGTGTGCGGTAGGGTTCGCCCCGCTCACCTAGTAATAACGACGGATATACCGGCGGTTGATTGCGTCCTATGTATCGCTAAGATGTCCAAGCCCGGTAGGCGCTGATGGGGATGCCAGAGGAGCTGTCCGCAAGATTCCTAGAGCGGGAAAAAATAGTAAGGGATCAATACCACGAGGAGATCAGAGTAATGGAGTTCCAGGAGTGGTGTCCCTTTCTCCTCTGCCTGGAGGACACCCCTCACGTCCACAATATCTGCCCCGACTGCGACACCGTTCGGTATGGCAACCTCGGTTGCTTTGGCTGCTGGCAGTTCTGGGGCTTTATCCGGGATATGGACCCAGAGCTCCCACCAGGGCCCGACTGGAATCCCTTTAGCGCCAAGATTGAGATTGGAGGAGAGGAAAACCCCCAGGAGTGACCCTGGGGGAAACGTGTGGGGTGATGGGCTCTGCCGCCCCGGGTGAAGATTCCCGGGGCGGCTTGATTGTACCACTAAAAATAGCTCAGAAAATAAACTAAACCCCCTAGAATCGGTGTTTTCTATTGTGGTAAAATCCGCCCTAAATGAGGTGATAATGATGACACAGCTCATCGCCCCCAGGATTACCCTGCCTGAATATTTGGTTATTCTTCGGCGCCGATCAGGTCTATCTCAGCTAAATGCGGCAAGTAGGGCAGGTCTAGCAAACCGCCATTTATACAGATTAGAGCACGGAGAAATTGCTTGTAAGGTCAAGGATCTCGTGGCGCTGTCTACCCTATACCAGGTGTCGCCGGCCACGTTTTGGGCGGTTGATGCCACGGCCCCCGAACCCGATGCCTAGCCTCTTAGACTTATACTGTGGAGCTGGAGGAGCGGCGATGGGATATTCCCGGGCAGGCTTTGAGGAAATCGTTGGTGTGGACAATCGGCCACAGAAGAATTACCCGTTCCGGTTCGTCCAGGCCGACGCCTTGGAGTATTTAGCCCAGCACGGGAAGGAGTATGACGCTATCCATACCAGCCCACCGTGTCAGGGATTCACTTCCATGAGGAAGATGTGGAACGCAAGGGAGCATCCTGACCTCCTCACGCCAACCCGTTTACTCCTTGTTGCCCTTAAAATCCCGTTTGTCATTGAGAACGTGCCGGGGGCTCCGATGTTGAATTACGTGACCCTTTGCGGCTCTATGTTTGGACTTGGCTCAGGAGATGCCGAACTCAGGCGTCATAGATGGTTTGAAATAAACCCTCCGCAAATGTGGTTACGGCGTCCCTGCGCTCATAACCAGCGGCCAAGAACCAACACAGTCTTGAGCCACGGAGGAAATGACGGTAGTCGTAACGGGCCCACTGTGGGCGTCTACGGCCACAGTGGAGGCAGCAGCAACAGAGAAAAGGCAAGGGTCATTGGAGTCTATGGTGGGCATGGGCGTGACCACCGCCGGCGCACCAACACCCAGGGGTTTTCCGTTAAGGAAAGGAGTGAGGCTATGGGCATCGACTGGATGACGGGGGATGAGCTCTCCCAGGGCATCCCGCCGGCTTACACCGAGTACATTGGTAAGGAGCTGTTGAAGCAGCTATGACGTGGCTCAGAATTGACGACCACTATGCCTCCCACCCAAAGTTATTTACCGCCGGACCGATGGCGATGGCCCTGGACATCGCAGGAATGTGCTACTCCTCCCTTCACCTTACTGACGGGTTTATCCCTGAAAGTATCGTCGAGAGCTTAACCAAAATGAGCAAGAGCCAGGCCGACCGTGCGGTGATGCGATTGGTCGAAGTTGGGCGTTGGGAGCAAGGGGAGGTTGGCTGGAATATCCATGATTTTACCGATTTCAACCCCGCCGGTGAGTGGGTTAGAGAACGACGACGCAAGGATGCCGAAAGGCACCGCGACCGCCGTTCGTCCCAGCGGAGTCCCAGCGGAGTCCCAGCGGAGTCCCAGGACCGTCCCAGCGGAATCCCGCGACCCCGTACCCCGGCCCCGGCCCCGTCCCCGGGAGACCCTAGTAATATGTATATACCGTATAAGGAAGATGTCCAAAAAAACGGCCAGGAGGACGCCGATGGAATCCCTAGGAGAGATACTGAGCCGGATAGTCAACACCCAAGACAGGCCGAGGTTGACGCTGCAGCAGGTGAGCGAGCTAGTAACCGCCGAGGGCGACGGGCTGGCGGAGTGCCCGAAGTGTAGCGGAGACGGCTGGCTTACCTATAACGTGAAGTTTGGGGAGCCCAACTTTGGGCACGTATTCCCTTGCAGCTGCACCGGTTGGTATGAAGGCGTTGAAAGGGATCGGATGCGCGAGCAGGATTTTGAAAACTTTCCGCACAAAAAAGCTCCAAGAAATTTCAAAAATTTTGAGCAAAATACTTCGCAGCGCGTTGAACTTTTTGAAAAAATATTTTCATGGGCGCAAGATTCTGACCGCGCGCACCTGTTGTCTCTGGCGGGTCCGAACGGCACCGGAAAGTCCCACGCACTGGAGAGTTTAGCCCGACATTTTTTTGACCAGGGATGGACGGTCCAGTTCCACAGCATGGGAAAACTGGCCGCTGAATTCCGTGGTCTAGTAGCGGAAAAGAAAAGCCTAGATGAAAAATATGCCAACCTCGCGGTGCCGGAGCTCCTAGTAGTCGATGACATCACCGAGCGCGGCACCGATTTTACAGCGGAGGTCCTGGAGGTAATCCTGGAGCCTCGCTACCAGGGACGCGGCTATATGATCGTCGCCACGAATATCCCGGATACGGTGATGGCCGAGGTCTGGGGGTTCCGGATTACCGATCGGGTGTTCGACCTCCACTCCGGCGACACGGAGCTAATCTATACGGCTGGCAAGAGCGCCAGGACCGGCCGCCACTGGCTGGAAATCAAGAGGAAAGTGAGATGATTACACTCTACCATGTATGTAAGAACCTCCAGGCCCTTTCCCAAGCTGTTAGAGGGAAGGCTATCGAGCCTGGAATGGACGAGTATATTGTGCTGCAGATGGTAGTAGAAGTAATGTTAGAACAAGTCATCTGCCCGGCGGCGGCCCTTGAAAAAGTGGCGGATATGATCGCCATCCGCCGAGAGGAGGTTATGTAATGACGGGACCGAAGGGACCCTACACTAAAATCCGGGACGGGCTCTACAAGGACGCTAATGGCAGCCTGGTTATCAAGATTGAGGACATTTTACTAGCCGCCCGAGTTCCGGATACACCGGAGAATCGGGAGCTCGCCTGGCAGGTCTTCAAAGATATGGGGCTGGCCAAGCCCGGCACCATGATTCGGACTCCGGACGATCCGACTTGGTATAGGGTAGGTGAGATTGATGGACCTTAGAGGGTGGACCGATATAGAGCTCGTCAAACTACAGGCGGAGCTCCGGAAATACCCAGTGGACCGAGAGCTGCTAAACGAGGTATTACGCGAACTCGGACGGCGGGAGAAGGGGAAATGAAGGGAAGGGAGCCAGAATACGAGTTTCCAGGTATGAGACGATACAACCCTAGGATTGGAAAGGTTATGCCGGAATGTAGATCGTGCGGAGCTCCCATCCGGTGGGAAAAACAGAAATCCGGTAAGATGATGCCGGTCAACACTACAGCTGTCTATGTTGCGGATAGTGCTGATGACCCTGGGAAAAGGTACGAGCCGGGGACCTCGCACTTCGCCACCTGTCCGAACGCGGCCGGCCACCGGCAGGATACCCGCGAGAGGCTACAAGAAGGTATGGAGGGTCGCCGTGGCGAGTAAAGCGGATTACGTTAAATCCCAGCCGCAAAGTCGGGCCCATGAGTGCCATTGGGCAGGGTGTACCCAGCAGGTTCCACCGGCTATGTGGGGATGTAGACGGCACTGGTTTAAGTTGCCGCTCGGGATCAGGAATAAAATCTGGGCGGCCTATCGACCAGGCCAGGAAAGCGATATGAGACCTTCCAGGGAATATGTGATTGCCGCTAGGGATGCTCAGCATTGGATAAAAATGGAGGAGTTCACAGGAGAGGATCGTCGTGGCTAGTCCTGAGTGGGAGGAAATGTTCGCGGCCTGTATGGACAATATTCGGGTCCGCCTTCAGGACAAAGAGGTTACGCCCTGGGCGCTAGTAGCCACTGACAGTGAAGGGAGTTACTATCTCCTGGCGCTTAACAGCGCCAGCCCCTACTTCGTCCAAAGGCTCCTGGTACAGACCGTGATCAAGCTACAGCAGTGGGTAGACCGGCATCCCCAGTTTGTCCAGATTCCGGAAGACCCGGAGGGAGGACCTAAAGAATGAAATTAGTAGCGATAGACCCAGGGACCCACATTACCGGCTATGCGATATTTAGTGACTACAGGGGGGAGCTATCTCAGGCCCTGGCGGAGTATATCCCCTTACGATCCTTCGGGTCGATCAAGCCGCCCAAAGCTATGCAGTTCGAGGACCGATTAAAGTTCATCATGGATTCGGTTAACCAGTTGATCCCAGTGGATATCGTGGTCTGTGAGGCCCAGCCGACTATGAAGGGAAGGGTCTCCCCGGAGCTCGCCGTCTTGATCCGCCGGTTTAGACGGTGGGCTAGCTACTCGCTAAAAGTACCCTGGGAGCCGATCAATACCCAGACGGTCACGGCCGCTATGCGTAGGCACATCGGGAATCCGGCGACAGGGATCAAGAGGAAGCCCCCGATGACGCGAGCCTTGGCGATCCAGAAAATCTACGGGATCGATCCAGATGGGGTATCCCAGGACGTAATTGACGCGGTGGCCGTTGGCCGGGCCTTCCTCGAAAAAGGCCATCTGTGACCACTGCGGCGGCCGGTTGGCCCACTGGCTGGACGAATATGGGTCGTTCGACCAGTGCCTAAACTGTGCCCGAATTTACTACGATAGGCCCTTTCGGCATCTGAAGGGGCAGGGAGATAGTCCGAAAAGTGGGAAGCGGAAACCGACCGACCCAGGAGCTCCGGATTCCCTGTGAGGGGACCTATACCCATTATACTTGGCGATATTCCGGTGACGGCCCCATGAACGCCTTTAAGTACCGGAAGGACCTTGCGGTAACTATCCCCTGCCCGGCCCTATCCGGTGGGCAGTCGGTCTACTTCCATGGAAACGACTTAACTCCAGAGGTCCACTTTTGGTGCGCCCAGCACCTATCTACGATCAAGACGGGGAACGATTACCAAGGCTGGATCGCAACCTGTCTATTCGAGGAGATTGAGGGAACGGAAAAATGACAACTGAGTTGTCGCAAACAGAAACGCCGGTTGTCAATTTACGGGAGCGGAGATCCATAATCGGCCGACTCTATATCAGGGGGCAGAAAGTACGGGCCATCCTCCGAGCCCTCCAGTCCCAGGGACACAATATCAATATCCGGACCGTCTATCGTGACATAGAGCTCCTGAAAGCGGAGTGGCGCGAGGAGCTCCTCACCAATCCGGTGGCTACCAGGGCCAAGGAATTGGCCCAGATAGACGAGATAATTGCGGAGTGCTGGATTAAGTATTCGGCCGCTGGGCGAGCACAGGGAGATATTAAGTGGCTCGCGGAAATCCGAGCCTGGGCCGTCCGTAAGGCCAAGCTCCTGGGGCTGGACATCAAGAACGGGCCAGGGAGCTCCGAGGATAACCCGCTGTTTACCCAAGCCGTAATGCCGGAGGGCGAGGTAGACTTGAGCCAGCTAACCGACGACCAGCTAGAGGAAATCTGTGGGATCGTAGAGGCGACCCGGACGATTAGGGGAGGTTATGAGAATCAGAGTTAAGGGCCCATCAGGTAAAACACTCTATGACGGCCCTTGTTCCGGTATACCACAACCGGGAGAATATATAAAGCTAGCAGATCAAGGGAGTTTCCGCATACTGAATGTAGGCCCCATTCCGAGTCCGGATTACATGCTATTGGAAGTCATTTCAGAAGAGGATCCGTTCCAGGATGTTCGGGATTTCCTAGAGGGTCGCCGCCGCCAAAACGACCGTGGGCACGGCGACACGTAATGCCAGCGAAGAGACGCTGTATCTACTGCGGATTCCCAGGGACCCTAGAACAGCTTGCCGCCCACTACCTGGAGAAGCACCGCCAGCCCAACGAGATTATGACGAGGCGTTAGCGATGACAATGATTCGAGTAATAGCGGACGGCGATGATGCCTGGGTAGACCTGAAGGGGTGGGTCGAATCCGGGGACCCAAGGTTAATCATGGCAATGGGAAGTACCACTAGGTGGCAGCTAAGTTATCTGGAAGCGGGGATGGAATCTGGAAGTGCTAGCATCGGATTGAGGTTAGACCTTCCCGATGGGCGTGTGGTGCTCGCAGAGACATCCTGGGGAGCTTTGCAAATGGCATTTGCTGCGCTAAAGGGTAGGTCCGAACGATGACGCTAGCTACTATCTCCAAGGATGCCATTGGGTCTGTCTACGAAGAGGCCAGGAGACGGCTTGCCGCGAGCCAGCCGATTACGTTTATGGAGGATGTTCTGGGAGCTAATTTCTTCCCGCTACAAGAGGAAATGGTTTTCTCAGTAGCAGATAATCGGGCAACCTCCGTGGTCGGCGCAAACTCTAGCGGAAAGGATTACGCTGCTGGCCGGATAATCCTCTGGTGGCTTTATACCCATACGGAGGCCCTGGTAGTGCTTAACGCACCTACCCACCGCCAGGTTTCTGAAATCGTCTGGAGGGAATCCCGCCGAGCCTTCCAGACGAGGAAATTAGAGCTCCCTGGACGGATGTATGAGAAGGCACCCAAGTACGAGATTAGTCCTTGGCGGTACGCGATCGGATTCTCTACCGACCGGCCGACGAATCTTACAGGCTTCCATAGTCCTCACCTACTCCTCATAATCTCAGAGGCCCACGGTGTTCCCCAGCCGGATATCGAGGCGCTCAAGCTCCTGAATCCGGAGCGGACACTGATGACAGGGAACGCCCTAAGCTCGTCCGGCGAGTTTTTTGATGCCCATAATGGGGCGTCCGCGGATCGCTATAACACGATCAAAATTAGCGCCTTTGACACCCCGAATTTCCAGGGGCGGGGGATCACACATCCTGGGCTAGTGACTCCCCAGGACGCAGAGGAAAAGAGGCAAGACTGGGGAGAAGATTCCCCGCTTTACCGTTCTAGCGTTAAGGCTGAATGGTCGGGGGACAGCGATGACCAAATTGTCAGTATGACCGATGCCCAAGCCGCCCTTGATCGGGACCTCACATCGGAAGCGGCCGCCGTCCTCGGTGTCGACGTAGCCCGGTTTGGGAGTGATGAGGCGGTAATCTATAAGCGCCGTGGCCCGGTAGCCAGAAAGGTATGGTCGGCTAGGTCCTGTACCACCACTCAAGTCGTCGTAGCAGTACAGGACCAGATAAAAAAGGATTCGACTATTGAAAGGGTGACAGTAGACGGAGTAGGTGTCGGAGCAGGGGTCGTGGATCGGTGCCGAGAGACAATATCAGTGCCCGTCGTGGACTTCCAAGGCGGAGCCAGAGCGATGAATCCCCGGAGATACTTCAACATTACCGCCGAGGTGTGGTGGGAAATGCGGAAGGCTTTCCAGGAAGGGAACCTGGACATTACTGACAAGGCGCTAGTCGCCCAGGTGACTAGCCGTAAATTTAAGATCAGGAGCGACCGCCTTATCCAGCTAGAATCTAAGGAAGAAATCAAGCAACGAGGAGGACGGTCCCCAGACGAGGCCGACGCTCTCGCCATGACCTACCGGCCGACGCGGGGATGGCACCCGCTGTGATGTATTGCGGCTGCTGGGAGTGTAAACAGAGGCTGGCACCCACCATGTGGCGACACCCTATAACCAATGACCTTATGCACGGAGTTATGATAGTGGAAAAACATGAATTGGCCCCAAAGCTGACCCCATTGAGTGGCGGCTGGGAATACGAGACGAGCGACTTTGAGGACGGCTATATCCTCTACGGCCCCGCTCGTCGCCCAGTAGTGACCACTCATGGGGTAATTCTTAGGTTTCCAACGGTCCTATCTATGCGGGTATGGCTTCGAGATCACCAGGGACAGCCTGAACCTTTCGCCCCTCCGTTCCGAGATCGTATTGTCCCGCCTAGCTGAGAGGCTACTAATGCCCTATATCCAGCTTGATTATGTCGAGTCTGACCACGACGGGCTTGAGCTCGTAGACCACCTTTGCTCGCGCGATTATTGTGGGAGGGCGACCCCTCCTCGGGTGGGGCATACCCGTCTCCATTTGGTATGCCTCTCGACGTGTCGGGGTAAAATGCACATTAGGGGAAGTGGTCAACCGACCTCGGAAACCTTCCTCCGATACTGGGAGTGCTGGGTTTGTAAGCGCAAAGCCAGGACCACACACTTACCGGATTCGTTAGTTATCAAGTTGCTGGGGAGGGCAAAATGAGAGGGCACAAAGATAGAATCCAGGCCAAGGATATACCGGAAATTGAAGTCCTATTGGCATGTAGGCGATGGATGGATAGCCCTGGGACCAAGGGGGCCGGCTATCAACTAGCCGAGAAGTACCCGTTAAAGGTGGTGCAAGCCAAAATGGGAAAGCTGGATACGTTCATAGAGTATGGCGTATCGGAGATGGTCTGCTGGCTTACCCCGGCGGGTGAGGAGCGCCTTTCCAACTTGTTACAGGTAAACGCAGATGCCTAACAAATTAATCCAGGCAGCGGCTATTACAATGGGATTCGTTAGGGCGATGGGTACGGCGGACGGCCGGAAAGCTTTCACCGAAATGGTTTTCCCCAGGGCGGGAGGTGGTACGGGGAACGTACTTGAACCCCGAACCCGGCTAGACTACCAGCGTGAGGTAGGTGATGGGAGCCGGTCCTCAATCATTATGGCCTGCTATGGTTGGATCGCTAGACAGTTTCCGGAAGCTCCTCTAATCCTGATTAGAAAGCTACCCTCCGGAGAGCAGCCTATCGATGAGCATAGGGTATTAGACCTACTGGAAAAGCCAAACGATTTCTACTCTGGCGATACCATGTGGGCTGCCATCGAGCTTGATCTCTTGCTATCCGGCAACGGCTATCTAATAAAAGTATCCTCGGAGTCGAGTCAACCTGCGGAGCTATGGTGGGCTCCCTCTACGATTATCACACCGAGGTGGCCGAGGGACGGTCAAACATTCATTTCGCACTACGAATACCGACCAAACGGCTTTCCGATACGGCTAGAGCCGGAGGACGTGATCCACTTCCGGTCAGGTATTGATCCGGACAATACTCGGTTGGGGCTTTCTCCTCTAAGGTCTCTTTATAGGGAGCTTTTCACGGATCTTGAGGCATCCCAGTGGACGGCAACCCTACTCCGTAACGGAGCGGTCCCTGGTCTAGTTATTTCCCCAGCTCCTGTTCCTGCGGGGGGTGGTGAGGTCCCGGGCTCGGAGGAAATGACCGCCACCAAAGAATATTTTCAGCAAGAATTTACTGGGGATCGGCGAGGGCGGACCCTGGTAATGTCCGGCCCTACCCAGGTGAGTCAATACGGGTTCAACCCGGAACAGATGAACGTCCGTGGGATCAGACAGATTCCGGAGGAACGGGTAACGGCTGTAATTGGGATACCGGCGGCCGTGGTCGGTTTGGGGACAGGGCTAGAACAGACTCAAGTTGGGGCGACCTTAAAAGAGCAAGAGCAGCAAGCCTATAGCAACGTCATTAGCCCCCTACAGAGAATGATTGCGCGGGTGCTCAAAGCCCAGTTGCTGCCAGACTTCGTTAGCCAACCCAAAACCTACGAGTTTCGCTGGGACCTAACCCAAGTAAGGGTGCTTCAAGCTGACCAGGCAGAGGAAGCTAAGTTATGGAAGATGCTTGTAGAGGGGAGTATTGCGACTAGGGCAGAAGCTCGGGAGATATTCAGTCTCCCGAATGAGGACACCGATAAGGTCTACCTGATGCAAGCTAATATCATCGAAGTTCCCCAAGGCGAGGCGGCTCCTACTCCCCAAACCTCTCTAGCACCGTCTCCGCCGGAGACGCGGGAGTTCAGATTTAACATAGATGGGCTAGAAAGGTTTCACAACGGCGGTAGGACGATGAGCCCAGTAGTTGGATTTGACGGCAAGGTGCTCAAGGCCGACTCCCAGCAGCGCCGTATCATGGCCCGTTTCCGCGAGGACGCGAAGGACCTAGAGGCCCAATTCATCACGCAACTTGAAGTGATCTTTGAACAGTTAGGACAGCTTGCCGAGGACGCCGTCTTGACAGTGGATTTGTCAGAAATCGTTACCCGGGCAGATACCAATAACCATTATGAATGGAAGCAGGACCCCGAGCTAAACGCGATTGTTAATGCACTGATGGACGCCATGAATATCGAGGTTTGGCAGCAAGAAGCTCTAATACCAGGCTTTAACGACCACTACATTCGAACTCTTAATGCTACAGTAGGGACCGTTAATGCGGAATTGGGGCTACAGGTTAACATCCCCGATGAGAAAGCCCGCGCTGTTATCGCCAACGGCGGGCGTCGTGCTGGTCTGATAGACATACCCACTCAAACTAGGGGTGCAATCTTCAGGGCTCTTGAGGAAGGGAGAGCGGCTGGGAGCGGCCCCATCGATTTAGCCAGGAAAATTCGGGAGCACGTAACTGCCGGCCGATTCGGAGTAGTTCCATCAGGGGCCAGTCCGCAGGAGGTTAGCAGAATTATCCAGAGGGGTATCAACTACCGTGCGGAAATGATCGCACGAACAGAAACTAAATTCGCCCAAAATGTATCTAGCCTAGCGACCTACTCCGAGGCCGAAGCAGTAACCGGAGTCGAAGCCTTCGATAACCAGACCGGCTTCGGGGATGAGGATTGCACTGCCAGGAATGGGACCATATTTACCTTCGCGGCGGCTGAGGCGGAAACCGAATTAGAGCACCCCAATGGGACTTTGAGTTGGGCTCCGGTGGGAGAAGCTAATTAGTGGTAACCACTTAATCGCACGATCCACGGTGGCGCGGGGCCAGTAGGTAGTACGTAGAAAGGGTTAGGGTCAAAAAGCGATACCCTAGAATGGAGGGAGACGAGTGCCGCAGCAATTGCCGTTGGCAGGATCATTCGAGATTTTCATGCACACTGAAGTCACGGATTCGGAGAGTGGATTCACAGGGAATATAATCGCCCGGCAGGAAAGTGAAACCGGCCGCCGGACTTATTTAGTGGCCGCTCCGGGTCAGAGGGGAGTCGCACCACGCTGGTTTCACGAGGACCGTATCCGACCCCCAGCCCAGGTCGTCCTCCCAAAGCCGGTCGGAGTAGCGTCAACATACCCCGGAGGACCCAGGATCGTAAGCAAATGACTCGCCTCACCCTTTTTGAACTTGGATGTTCTCTCATAGACTTGGCTAAAGCGGCCGCTAAGAGGGCCGTGGTGATTCTCTTTACCGTCTGGGTCGGAGCTCTGGCTTCGGTCCTGGGCGGTATTATCCTGTTCCTGATAATTTCTACCTTCGGTTGGACCGAGGCTCCGCCGTCCGCCGTCCTGGAGGCTCCCCGCTGGCTAGAGGAGCAGATCGGCTGGGTCGCTAGGGCCGCCGAGTATTGGTGCCGGTCTCAGGAAGGATGTGCGGACTAATGAAGTGTAGCAAAAGATGCAAGGTGGAGGTTCACTGGTACGACTATCTTTTGTTCCTGATCCCCGTTGCAGGAATAGTACCCTTCGTTTTGGTGATAGAGGATCGTCACGGTAGATATTGTGATGGAGTAGTTGAGATTTTTTAACGTGTTTGAATTGCCGTTCGGTAGGGGCTGCTGGCGGTGCCATGTAGGTCGCC